GTTAAGTAGAAATACGTTAATACTAAATGACTTACCAGAACCACGACCTCCAGTTACAACAAAGTATCTTGAAGGTTCTTTAAATAGTGGTATGTATTTGTTGTGTATGCTTAATTTACTCATCCTTAGGTGTTACGTCTATAATCTTATCTTTAACTTTCTTACTTACATCACTATCTCCAAAGAAGTTTATAATAGGAGCTTTAACAGTTGTTCCTACATTATCTTTATCTTCTGAATACATCATATCAGTAAGTAGCTTCATATGGTTATAGCTACCTTTTTTAGCTTTCTTAGCCATAGATTCAAACATAGCAACTTCACTACCAAATACATTCTTGATAGCTTTCTTTGCATATTGTTTCTTTCTGCTTTTCTTTGCTTGATTAAGCATTGGCTTATTAGACCTTTCTCTTTCTGGTATAGGCAACTTAGGTATAGATTTCTTCCTAGAGTTGCCCTTTCTGCCATCAGTTGGCTTTATCTCTTTACTATTCATAATAAGATAACGTATTTTTAATTATTTTGTGTTTAAGAGTCTTCTTAATTTCATTAATTTCGTTATGTATGGAGTTTAAACCTATAAGAGTTCCTTTACTTATTTGCCTTAGAGATAATCCATTAAAGAAATACAGTTCAATCATTTTTCTTTGATAATTAGACATCTCACTTATACTGAGCAACAGTGCGTCCATTTGGTTTTGCTTAACTAAATCTAACTCATAATCATAGTCCTCTAGCATATAATCATCTGCTATTTCAGTGGTAATCGGATAGTTATCCTTCTCCCATATTATCTTATTGTTCTTACCTATTAGTCTAACCTTATATTTCTCAGGACTTTTATTAAATCTATGAGATGAAAAGTGCCCAGAAAGAGTTGTAAAAGGAATGCCTGTATCTTCTGAGTACTTACTTAGACATTCATAAACTTTTCCAGTTAATAAGCAAATGCAAGGCTTCTTTTGAAATACTCGGACTCCACGAGGAACTATACCTTCCCCTCCGTTAGATAGGTTAACTAAAGAGCCAGTTCCTAAATCTCTTCTGCCGTACTTTTTTATAAGCTTAACCTCTAAGGACTGAGCTTTACTAGAACTTAATCCTTTTTTTATTATATCAACCTCTACACCGTATTTATTCTTGTAATTACTCCAAAAAATACTCCTTTTGCTAAAATCCTTAGCTCTAGTCTCAACACCTATACCTACATAGAACACTTCTTTAGTTTTAGGGTTTCTATGCAAATACACGCATTTACCCCTATCTCTAATTTCTTTATTTCTCTTATTTATAGCCTTTCTATTAGCTTCTTTTTGTGATTCAGTCATAACTATTCTGTGTTAGTGATAATCTCCATTAGTAACTCATTAAACTTCTCATCTTTAATAGCTTGGTAGTTATTCATAGCTTTAAATATACCTGCACAAGCTAGATAATGTTCTTCTTCTTCAGCTATTTCTAAATCCCATTGACATTCTTCTAATGTTAAAAGCTCTTGTTGTAAGTTATATTTGTATATATCGTAGAAAGCATCTACAACTTCTTTATCACTTTCCCCCCTGTATTCTGATGTTATCATTGCAATCTGTTTTTAATGTTAATAATGCTTTACATTCGTTGTATTTATCTTTAGCTTCATCTCCATACACTTCTTTGAACAATGTATAGACTCTTCTTGTGGCTGAGAATGGTGTTTTAACGCCTTCTAAGAGTTTTCTAGCATAAACCTTTCCATATCCTTTACAATACTTAATATTGTCTGCTGAATCGCCTACAATCATTTGTGTATAAAAGTTAATAGTAGCTTCTTCTTCTGATATCTTAGATAATGTTTTCTTTTTCCAATGATAATCATAAAACCAACAAGGAAATTGTTTATAGTCTTTATCTATTGATACTATTATAACAGAGTCTACACCACTTTTATCTGATACTCTTTTCCATAATGTAGCTACAACATCATCTGTTTCTATTCCTAAACCATAATGAGAACGATACTTCTTCTTAACTAAGCTATGTAATTTACCTAGTATTGGAGGTTTCTCTCCTGTTCTATTAGCTTTATACTCTTTAGATATATCGTGTCTAAAATTACCTTTAGAACCGTTACATACTATAAACTTATCTACCTCTACTTGCTCTTCTAATTCAGCAAATATCTTATCAAGTCCTTCTTGAAACTTCTCGTAAGCTTTATCTACAGTTAACCACTTCTCATCTGATTTAGAATCAAAGCAAGATGCATAGATAAGACTGTCTGCGTCAAATAATACTACCAAAACTTACCTACTTTTTTAGTTCTGTAGTTCTTTTTAGACTCTCTAATTGCTTTCGCCCATCTCTCATCTCTTAGCTGTTCGTCTCCTTCTCCATATGGATTAATCTTACTAAGGCAGTTGTCTGCTGGTTGCATTGTTATAGGGTTAACGTTCTGTTCCCAAAATCTGTAATCTGTCTTCATAATTATATAGTTTTATATTGAGTAGCAAACATACAAAATATATTTAACATACACAACTTTATTTAACTAAAAAGCCTAACATTTTACTGCTAGGCTTGATTTTACTGGTAATTCTTCATATACCTTTCTAGGTTTTTAACTATCTTGGCTATACAGGACGAGCAACTTGTGGTTCTTTTCTCGTTAGTGCTAAACACATAGTTGTATATTCCTATGACTCGAACTCTATCATCATAACTAATTGTAGAGCCTTTATTGGATAGAAAGTTAGATAGGTATTTGTAATCATCTTCTTTAAGACATTTAACATTCCTGTACTTGAAGTCTTTATTAAACCTTTCTTTTCTTTCATCACACCCACAATCTTCTCCTGCTATAAACTTAACAACTTTATCTATACCAGTTGCTTTAGTTATCTTTGCAATGGTATCTCCTAGTCCTTTAGATTGCTTCTCTACACTTTTCTTGTGTGATTTGTAACCTTCTTCTACCTTAGTAGATTTCCATTGCTTATACTCTCTATAATCTTTTGACCTTTTGTCTATGGTGTTATAGTAACCTCTTTCTTCTAAATCTAAATAATATTTATCTTGTTTCATAATTTATATTTTATCGTAATCTTGGTTAAAGTAATCCATTAAGTCTTCTGATAGCTCTTTCCTTAATACATCTCTATAGCTTTTAATTGAGTTATGTATGGAGTTTAATCCAATATTAGCTCCAGTAGCTATTTGCCTTAAAGACTGACCTTGTATGAAGTATAAATCAAACAGTTGCCTATCATAAATCTTCCAATCTTTAGTAATATCATCTATCTTAGACATAATACATTCAAAGGATTCATCTTCTGTAAAGTTATAATCATCGACAGCTTTGTCGTCTTTATCCATTATTATCTCACAGGTCTTTATAAACTTCTTGGAGTTCTTTTTTCTGTATTCATCTACAAATAGACTTCTTAATAACTTCCACACAAAATACCTATTAATCTGGTCTTTATAAGTTATATTACCAATAGACCTTTTACCTTCCAATACCACTAGATACATTTCCTGAACTAAATCTTTAGCCTCATCCATATCATCTGTCATATTATAAGCTATTCTAATCCAGTCGTCTTGTTGCTTTACTAATAATTCTAACATATTATATTTCTTTTATTATTATTTCTACTCTTGGTCTTTCCCTATCTAGTTCTGTTGGTAATACTGTTTCTTTTTTTACAAAGTCATCATTATCATCTTCCCAACAACCATATTCTGTGATAGAGTCAAGCAAGTATTTACTAACTACAGATATTACATTCATCTTATCTAAACGTCTCTTAGAGCCTTTAAACACTTTATAGGTAATCTCTACTGGTGTGTTTATTTTTAAGCCTTCTAAGTTATACCTCATTAAATTATGATACATCTTCTTAGCATCGTTATTAGTTCTGTGATGTAAGTTTCTATATGTATTCATATTTAAAGAAATTCTTTTATCTTTAGTAGTCTTTCTAGGTAACATTACAAATAATGGAGATTCTATCTTATGTATCA